TTACGCCTTCTTTATATCCTCCATAATTCCAGAGTGGGACATATTTGGGACATTATCACCAAAAATGTCGTCTATTTTCCTCGCATGCTCTGTCAAATGATTAGGCGCAAGGTGAGCATACCTACGAACCATTTCTATGGACTCCCATCCGCCCATTTCCTGAAGCACTGATAATGGGACGCCTGACTGAATCAGCCAGCTTGCCCAGGTGTGTCTGAGGTCATGGAAACGGAAATCTTCAATTCCTGCACGACGACAAGCTGATAGCCATGATGTCTTGCTGTCGATGCGCATCTTCCTGACCGCAGGCGTTGATGTTCCATCTGCTCGCTTAGCCGCCTTGGTATGTACAAACACCCATTTGTGATGCTTGCCTATTTGATCACGCAACACTTTACAGGCGGTATCGTTCAGCGCCACACCAATGGCGCGGTTTGATTTGCTCTCTTCTGGATTCACCCAGGCAACTCGTCGCTGCATGTCGATTTGTTGCCATTCCAGATTTATGATGTTCGACTTTCTCAGACCAGTTGCCAGCGCAAACTTGACGACAGATTTCAGTGGTTCGGGGCACTCATCAATAAGGCGTTTTGCTTCCTCCTTTTCCAGCCATCTGACTCGCTTGTTTCTGACCGCTGGTATCTTGATGACAGGCGCTTTTTCCAGCCACTTCCAGTCGCGTTCTGCAGTACGGAGAATGGCCTTTATCATGGCAAGATGCTTTGCCTTTGTCTGAGTTGATACTGGCTTTGGTTCATAAACAGGCGGTTCTTTACCTTTCCTGATGGCGGCCTGAACTTTCTGTTTCCATATTTCTTTCGTCTTTCTGTTATGCATTCTGCTTACAGCAGAGTAAATCTTTGCCTCCGAGATATCTTTAAGCCTTATACCCTCAAAATGTTCAAGCCAGAACTCAATCCGGCTTTTATCTGAATCGAGAGATTTTTTATCAGCTTTTTCCTCAAGCCATCTTAGGCAAGCCTCTTCAAAAGTGACATCAGGTAAATCCCCTAGCTTTTCTACTCGCCAGAGTTCTGCTTTTCGCTTGTCGTGCAACTCCTGAGCTTGCCGCTTGTCCTTTGTGCCAAGAGATTCCTTAATTCGTTTCCCGCCCGGGAGCGAATACGAGGCATACCATATTTCATTTCTGCGGAAGAGTGACATTTTCTTTCCTCTGTTATGCCATCACCCGCGCTCACCTGGACAGTATGCAGCGGAGACTGAAGCGCCGCAATGCAGGCTTGTCGTGTTGTGAGGTAAGGTGATTTGGGCTTGGTGGGGTCTTTACGTGTTGCCTTTAGGCGGCCTGTTCGTATCCAGTTGGTGGCGGTTGGTCTGGATATCTTAAGAAACTGACAGGCCTCATCAAGTGTGAGGCTGTATGATTCCATAGTTAGTCCTTGCGTAGCTCACTGATTCTTTTGTAAGTCTCTGGCGCTTTGTTCCCATGTATCCTCATTTCAGACTCCAATAGCGAAACGAGAGAATCCCATTCGTTGAGGATTTCTTTGAATGCCGGAACGCGCTTTGCAACCTTGTCGAATTAATCTCTGATTTCTGGAATCTGTTCAACAAGCGCAACGCATCGCCGGAAATCTGCTGCGTCATGTGGAGCACCGAAGTGATGACCATAGATATTCTTTTTCAGTCCACATGCGATTGAGGCAAGAGTTGCGCTACTGATGCCGACATCGCCAGTCGATTGCCATTTCAAAACCTTCATAGCCAAATCTGACATTTCTAACTCCAATAAAAAAAAGACATCACGCGGGGGAACTTTTATTAATAATTGATTACGTAATAATAAACGCTCTGAACATTTAGAGTTTACGTAACCATGTTGTATTTCTCTCACCTGCCCCTATCTTCCGAAAGCAAAGTTGTTCAATATGTAGACATTTTTGCGCAAATATTAAGTGGAAAAATATGGGGCAATCAGGAAGCACAAAATTTGTGTAGATTTATCTTCCTTCTACAGGATATTTTCTAGAAACCTGCTATTGTTATGTTTTTGTAAAATTCGAGTTTGCCATGAAATCATTTTCATACTCAAATATAAGGCTATTCATTAGTTTGATATTGACAATTGCATTTTTTTCACTTAATGCCTTTTTCCCCGATGTCGGTATCAAATTAAGCTCTGGAGAAGTTATTTTTATTTATACTATTCTTTTTATTACGCAATTTTATATAGCAGTTTTTCTTCTTTATGCTTTTATTATAAGGCGGCATTTGCCGTGCCTTATTCCATTGATAGTCGTATTTTTTATTTCCTCAATTTATCATCTCGTCGTTGCTTTAAATAATGCTGAGATTACCCTTCCTTTTAACTCAGATACATCATTAACTAATGCTGCTTTAGAGTTAAATTTAGTAAGAATCGCTTGTTGCTATACGCTTTTTTTAATGTCATTATTGATGTTTATTAATAAAAACAAGCAAGTAAATGAGCTGTCAATTGTTTTTGTTATGATTATTTTCTTATTTTCAATATCTTTTTTTCTGAGCCAGGATCCATTGGGTTATATACTTATGACTATTTTGGAAAATAATAAGGCCTGGAGTTTGATAATAACACTTTGGTTTTTTATGATATTGGCATCAGTATTTTTTAATGGTTTTAAAAGTAATGTCATGAAAATATTGTTAGTCATGATAAATATATCATTTACTCTCAGGGTTTTTTCAGTGGTCTCATTTGAACATAGTTTTGGTAAGGTGTGGAATATAGGTGTCATTTTTGAGCCATGTATTTCAATTATGGCCTTTTTATTTTTTAACTACATTGTATTTAAAGGGTTCGTAATGGCTGAGAAAAAAAATGCTTTGTTATCTAAAGATATTTTTATTGATCAACTTACTAGAGCGCATAACAGAAAGTTTTTAGAGTCAATTGAGGGTGATACGAAATTTATAAAGGATAATTCTCCTATTGGTGTTGTTGTTGTCGATATAGATTTTTTTAAAAATATAAATGATTCTTATGGACATAAGTTTGGTGATTATGTATTAAAAACCATTTCATTTACCATTCAGCAGAATATTAGGAGTAACGATCATTTGATTCGTCTTGGTGGTGAGGAGTTTCTCATCATCCTGACGAATTCAGAACATCAAAAAACTATTCAGATAACAGAGAGGCTTCATAATGAAATACGCGCAATGAGCTTTAAAAACTCAGGTGTTCATACAGTAAATATAACGGTAAGTATGGGCGTCTACACTATTAAAAATACCAATGAAAATATTATTGATGCCATAGATAAAGGTGATATTGCATTGTATGCTTCGAAAAGAAATGGAAGAAATATGACATCAATATACGGGGTTTAAACATAGCTCGCTATTTGTGCTTTATGTTTTTTATTATATTCGTCATTCAACGCGATGTATTAATTTATATTGTCTGTATCTTTACTCGTCTTTTCAGGTCATATGTCAGCAAAACTTGAAAAGACGTGTTAATAATTTTTCTATATCCACTCATGTCAGATGGGAGTGATTAGTATTGTGATTATCTTTGATTAATTTCAATAAAGCAAGGTCCATGACTTTTCCTCAGTTAACTTTTTACACATCCCTGTTTGCGGATAAGTTCCAGATCCTCCTGGCAACTTGCACAAGTCCGACAACCCTGAACGGCCAGGCGTCTTCGTTCATCTATCGGATCGCCACACTCACAACAATGAGTGGCAGATATAGCCTGGTGGTTCAGACGACGCATTTTTATTGCTGCATTGCGCTGTAATTCTTCGATTTCTGATGCTGAATCAATGATGTCTGCCATCTTCCATTAATCCCTGAATTGTTGGTTAATACGCTTGAGGATGAATGCGAACAATAAAAAAGGAGCCTGTAGCTCCCTGATGATTTTGCTTTTCATGTTCACCGTTCCTTAAAGACGCCGTTTAACATGCCGATCGCCAGGCTTAAATGAGTCGGTGTGAATCCCATCAGCGTTACCGTTTCGCGGTGCTTCTTAAGTACGCTACGGCAAATGTCATCGACGTTTTTATCCGGAAACTGCTGTCTGGCTTTTTTGATTTCAGAATTAGCCTGACGGGCAATGCTGCGAAGGGCGTTTTCCTGCTGAGGTGTCATTGAACAAGTCCCATATCGGCAAGCATAAGCACACAGAATATGAAGCCCGCTGCCAGAAAAATGCATTCCGTGGTTGTCATGCAGCCTCCCGACGGGCAAGAATCCTTGAGCCGAACGCCATCAACTCTCCACGATCAACGGTCGTAAAGTGGCAGTGTGTACGGGGGTATGGGTGCCAGATAATGAGCATCGAGCCTTTATTATTTCCACTGACGGGTTTCTCAGTGAGTGGGTTAATAAATGCCAGTCGTCCTGCCGTGATGAATCTGACCTCACTGGCGGTTTGTATCGCTTCATGAAACCATCCGACAGATGTGTCAGCAGGCAATAACATTACACATCCCACACTACTGAATTTGTTTTCAGTGACTGCCTTTTTCACAAAAGGGGAAATATTGCTGTATGGTGGATTCAACCAGACATAACCAGAGGCATATCCCATTGCTTCAGGCCATGAAGTGGTTAATGTGTTCTGCTCCTGTGAGATAAAAAGCCGACATAGTCGGTTTTTTTCGCTGGCGGCAGCATCAAGTTGAAAAACGAACTCTGCATTAAGCGCAGCAAAAATCTCTGGTGGTGTGCGCCAGCTGTCGCGATGTTCTGCAGGAGTATTGCTTCCGGTGAAATCAGTCATACAGCCCCCGTTTATTATTTATCGCCTCAGCCAGCCGCTGTGCTTTCAGTGGATTTCTGATAACAGAAAGGCCGGGAAATACCCAGCCTCGCTTTGTAACGGAGTAGATGAAAGTGATCGCGCCTACCCGGATATTATCGTGAGGATGCTTCATCGCCATTGCTCCCCAAATACAAAACCAATTTCAGCCAGTGCCACGTCCATTTTTTCGATGAACTCCGGCACCATCTCGTCAAAATTCGCCATGTACTTTTCATTCCGCTCAATCACGACATAATGCAGGCCTTCACGCTTCATACGCGGGTCATAGTTGGCAAAGTACCAGGCATCTTTTCGCGTCACCCACATGCTGTACTGCACCTGGGCCATGTAAGCCGATTTTATGGCCTCGAAACCACCGAGCCGGAACTTCATGAAATCCCGGGAGGTAAACGGGCATTTCAGTTCAAGGCCGTTGCCGTCACTGCATAAACCATCGGGAGAGCAGGCGGTGCGCATACTTTCGTCGCGATAGATGATCGGGGATTCAGTAACATTCACGCCGGAAGTAAACTCAAACAGGGCTCTGGCGTCGTTCTCGTACTGTTTTCCCCAGGCCAGTGCTTTAGCGTTAACTTCCGGAGCCACACCGGTGCAAACCTCGGCAAGCAGGGTGTGGAAGTAGGACATTTTCATGTCAGGCCACTTCTTTCCTGAGCGGGGCTTTGCTATCACGTTGTGAACTTCTGAAGCGGTGATGACGCCGAGCCGTAATTTGTGCCATGCATCATCCCCCTGTTCGACAGCTCTCACGTCGATCCCGGTACGCTGCAGGATAATGTCCGGTGTCATGCTGCCACCTTCTGCTCAGTGGCTTTCTGTTTCAGGAATCCAAGAGCTTTCACTGCTTCGGCCTGTGTCAGTTCTGACGATGCGCGAATGTCGCGGCGAAATATCTGGGAACAGAGCGGCAATAAGTCGTCATCCCATGTTTTATCCAGGGCGATCAGCAGAGTGTTAATCTCCTGCATGGTTTCATCGTTAACCGGAGTGATGTCGCGTTCTGGCTGACGTTCTGCAGTGTATGCAGTATTTTCGACAATGCGCTCGGCTTCATCCTTGTCATAGATACCAGCAAATCCGAAGGCCAGACGGGCACACTGAATCATGGCTTTATGCCGTAACATCCGTTTGGGATGCGACTGCCACGGCCCCGTGATTTCTCTGCCTTCGCGAGTTTTGAATGGTTCGCGGCGGCATTCATCCATCCATTCGGTAACGCAGATCGGATGATTACGGTCCTTGCGGTAAATCCGGCATGTACAGGATTCATTGTCCTGCTCAAAGTCCATGCCATCAAACTGCTGGTTTTCATTGATGATGCGGGACCAGCCATCAACGCCCACCACCGGAACGATGCCGTTCTGCTTATCAGGGAAGGCGTAAATTTCTTTCGTCCACGGATTAAGGCCGTACTGGTTGGCGACGATCAACAATGCGATGAACTGCGCATCGCTGGCATCACCTTTAAATGCCGTCTGGCGAAGAGTGGTGATCAGTTCCTGTGGGTCGACAGAATCCATGCCGACACGTTCAGCCAGCTTCCCAGCCAGCGTTGCGAGTGCTGTACTCATCCGTTTTATACCTCTGAATCAATATCAACCTGGTGGTGAGCAATGGTTTCAACCATGTACCGGATGTGTTCTGCCATGCGCTCCTGAAACTCAACATCGTCATCAAACGCACGGGTAATGGCTTTTTTGCTGGCCCCGTGGCGTTGCAAATGATCGATGCATAGCGATTCAAACAGGTGCTGGGGCAGGCCTTTTTCCATGTCGTCTGCCAGTTCTGCCTCTTTCTCTTCACGGGCGATCTGCTGGTAGTGACGCGCCCAGCTCTGAGCCTCAAGACGATCCTGAATGTAATAAGCGTTCATGGATAAACTCCTGAAATTTTGATGTGCGGATCCAGACAGTGCGTTAACTGCATAGTTGTTTGAATGAACTCGCTTGATTAATCAAAATGTTGGATCACACTATGTCTTGCTCAAAATCTGATAAATAAGGTGTCTAGAATGCTGATTGATAAGTTAAAGTCTTCTCCGATGTACCCAACCGCAGAAATGGGTAAACAGTCGAAAAAGAATCATTGGTATGTAAGGGAAAAGGGGAGTGATCAACCGCAAGACCAGACCTGGAGAGCTTGGTGGGAATCTCGCTCGCTTGGCAAAGGCCATATCAATTGGAGATCTACATGCGTAGCAGAAAATGTACTCGATCCATTCAATCCGCCATCTCGGTTTGAGGTTGATTTCAAAGCCCCTGATGGGAGTATCTACAACCTTGAATTTGCTTTGGCTCCACACGGCCCAAACAAGTGAGTAGTTAGTGGCTCAGACCACCGCCAGTACCATTCAGGTAAACCTCCACGAGCAAATCTTTTGTGTACGTTCGTTCGATGCCGCGATGCAAGTAAAGCCGACCGCGCAAATTAGCTGATGCCGTCCAGGTACCATCTTTGTGTTTAACCAGCATACCTGGCCGGACGGCACTGCGATTAACGGTCTGAGTTCCGTAATGTTGATGAACCATAAAAACTCCTGCCCGTAAGCTGGGCTGCTGAACATATAGAGACTTCTGCGCGTATTCAGGCGGTGGATGGCCGCCGGTTGTCATAACTAAGCCGCCTCGTTGAAGCGACTGAGGTATGAAGTGTTGAGTTGATTTCAGCTGGTCACACCGACGTTCACGCGTCCGCTTCACCCCTCGCACTCCCCGGAGCCTGCTGAAATTCAAGCTGCGGATCTAAGCGGTCATCGCAACGGCGAATCAGGTGGTTGCCGTATCGTTGTGTTGTTGCGACATGGTGATAATAGCTATTGCTATTAGTGATAGCAATACTTATTGCTATTGATTGATGCATTTTGATATTAACTGTTTGATAGCAAAAGGAATTAATTTTGTGACTTGCATCGCATAGCGATAACTGAAGCGGGGGTTATGGTGGTTTTTTGAACGGTGTGTGATGAGGGGAGGCAAAAGAAAACCCGGCACGACGGCCGGGGAAATCATTTCGCATCTACAATAAATAACCTGTTTATCTGGCCTTTTTTAACAGTAGCCTTTGCGGTTATAGTGAATACTGCAGATGGATCACCTTTGGTTGATATATATGCACTAAGAGCTCTAATATACGGGTTATTCTTCTTTCCTGCAGCTGGATCGCTAATTTCAGCAGTGATTCTCTTTTTTGAGTCATCACCATCTAAAATTATTTTAGCTGTCATATTTTGTGCATCAAATTCTGTAAGAAAAGCACGATACTCACGAAGACCGAGAACTTCATCATCATCAAGCCTATCAATTTCAGCTTTATCTCTCTCGTTAACTTTTAGAAGGCAGCCGTCAACATTTGTTGCAACACTTATCTGATCGCAAGTATTACCAATAGGTGATACTGCCTGCCTTACAGAGGGGCGAAGCTCTACAGCCATTCGGTCAATCAAAGAGATCAACTTATCAATGGTTCCAGCATCCTTGTTTCCTAGTGCCTCTATGGCCTTTTCAAGTGACTGCTGCAAAGCTTTCATTTCATCTTTCTTGTTAGAATTTCTCGCAAAAATATATTGTAGTATTGCGCCAAGTATAGTTGCGGCGATCCCCGAGAACAACTGGTTCTGAGTGGCGAAGTTAAGAACTGCTTCAAGAGTAAAGCAGTTAGCTTTTGCTTCGCGTGCGTAAACCTTAACTTCCTGATAATTAATGTATTTACTATATTTTTGTGTAACAGAGAAAGAAGCTGCTGTTGAGAGAACTTTAGAAAAACCCTTTAGGGATTCTCCTAGGCAGTTCAAATCTATTTCATGATTTAAAGCATCTTTTCCGTCATACCTAAGAGAGATTTTTATATCCTGTAAAGCGTCACAATCCATAAATCGCTCTCGTCTAATTCTAATTAAATTTACTATCCCCTAAACGACTCATCAGCACAGTACTGATTATCCATGTTTCCTGTACGTCTGGGGCATGCTCCCAATAACCTTACCGAAGATGAACACCCGGTTCATCTCGTCTTTCTCGATCGGGTCCCACGGTGAGTAGCTCTTGTTATCAGAGATAACCAGCAGCTTATCCTTCATCATTTGCAGGCGCTTTACATGGGCGGTGTCGTCGTACAGAAACGCATAGATGCCATCACCGTCGAAAGATTTAACCGTGATATCAACGAACAGCAGATCACCTGGTTCGATCGTTCCTGACATGCTGTCACCACGCACGTTAATGATGCGGATATTTTCCGCCTTCCTGCCATCGAACATGTGACGAGCATCGTCAAACGAGTACTCAACCGAGCGTAGGACTTCTACAAACTCACGGTTGATGACTCCCGGCCCGGCACTCACTTCTATATCAAGAACGTCAATCTTGAAGTATTTGGAATGGTTGACAGTAGGCTTCCCTGATTGTTGACCGTCATTTCTCATCGGGCCTATGCCTGATGAGAGCCACTCTGTTCGAACACCCAATGCATTAGCTATTTCAACAATTTTTGTTGAGCCGCGCGCGTTGCCGCTTGTCAGTCTCCAGATTGTTGGTTGAGCTACGCCAGACGCCTTTGCAAGAGCGCCTTGAGACATCCCAGATTGTTCCATCGCTAGGTTTAAGCGATCAGCAAGAGTTTCTTTTTTCATAAGTTTTAATTTATACGCTTGCGTATTGATGGTCAAAACACGTTTTGCTATTGTCATGGTTAATACGCATTGCTATTATTCATTCATTGTAATACCAATAGGAATTGATAATGACAAATCAAACCATTCAACTCGCAATCAGTATTACAGGTAGTCAAAAACGACTGGCAGATCTATGCGGTGTAGCCCAGCCCACTGTTTGGCGTTGGCTACACGGTGGCGGAATTGATGCCCGCTATGTAATGAAAATTGTCTCAGCCACTGGTGGAAAGATTAAGCCAGCAGATATTCGTCCCGACCTCGCACCATTGTTTAACGCGAGTAATTCTGCCGCCTAATCTGCGGCGTTAACTGATAAGGCGATGATTATGCAACCACTTACATACCAACAGACTAGCGGATTTAGCCCGACTGCGGTGATAAATCGTTCTCAAATAAAACAGGTGCCAGGCCACGAAAAAATTCGTGATGCCGTCCGCGCCTGGTCTGCTGAAGATAATCAGGATGTAGTTGCCGCACTCATTGTGAATGAGTATCGAGCACAGGGCGGCGGCACCATCGATTTTCCTGATGATGTCAGTCGTGCACGCCAGAAGCTGTTCCGCTTCCTCGATAACAAATTCGATTCTGAAAAATACCGAAATAACGTGCGTGAACTGACCCCGGCAATTCTGGCGGTATTACCGCTGGAATATCGCGGC